ATATTGAACAAGCGCCTGAATTTGCCAATGCTCAATATGTCGATGTTCGTCCTTATGCTGGTTCTGATAATCCATCTTGGAAAGATAAACCGATGGCATATCGTTGGAGGAATTGTTTGATTATTGAGCATCCAAACCTCCCAGGGCGTGGCACCACAGCAGAAAAATCATTCCTATACCATAAATCAGCGATTGGTCATGCGATGGATACGGCCGGTCTGCAATCGCCAGTTGGCGTTGATGAAGAGCAAAATTACTCATGGGCGCGTGCATCAGCTTTCATGGGTGCATTGCTCTTGCAAAATACAGGCGTGGTGGTTCTTACAGCTGATGGATCGGCTTACGCTTGATATTCACTCTAATCATTTAAAGGAGCAATAATCATGGCTTATCAAGGCACTACAGCAGCAAGTTCGGTCTCTAATCCACCAATCAATCTTGTGCGCGGTATGGCACCTACGCTAAATGCATCTGGTAACTTGTTGTATTCCACTGCATCATCCAGCCCATCTGTAGTTCAAGGTGGTAATGGCATCTGGCATTACATGTCAACTGATCCGACAACTACCATCGTTGGGACATTGAATTATTTCACAGATGGGCTACAGTTGGGTATGCGCAATGGTGATGTTATTTATTGTGTGAGCGTTTCTAGCGCAGGGTCTACCAGTTCTTTGTTGATGGGTATAGGCGTTTTGGCAACCACAAATAGCACAGCTGGTTTTTCTGTCGGCACTGGTTCGTTGATGTTGTCTACGCAGTAAAATCAATGGTGGGATTTCGTAAAGATAATCCCACCTAATTTATTTTCGAGGAGAAGAATATGAGTAATCGCGACGTTGTGTTGCATCCTAGCCGTATGGGTGGTTCTGAATATTTGCGGCAAGATTGGGTTTGCACAGCAGAACAAGGGACGCAGATTGAAGATTTGCTTGACCCGGCTTATTGGGCGCATGTATCAGCGCAATTCAAGCCGTATGATCATGTAGAAGTTCGTATTGATGACGGAACATGGCTGGTTCAACTACTGGTGTTGGAAGCATCGCGTAATTGGGCTCGTGTTCATTTGCTGCAAGAGCATAAATTGACAACATCAGACGTGTCACAAACGCAAGCCACTGCGCCAAAACACAAGGTCGAGTGGAAAGGACCGCATCTTAAACACTGCGTTATCCGCATTGCAGATAGCGAAGTGGTCAAGGATGGTATCTCGGATAAGCGAGACGCTTATTTGTGGATGAACAACCACGAAAAAGTACTGTAATTATTAACCAATAAGGCGGCAATATGACAGATAAGTTGTCATTATATAATGATGCTTTATTACTCGTTGGTGAACGATTTCTTGCCTCATTGACAGAAGAACGCGAGCCGCGCCGCTTATTGGATCAAGTATGGAATTCTGGTGGTGTGAAATATTGCCTTGAGCAAGGTCAATGGTTTTTTGCAATGCGCACGATCCTGATCGATTATGACCCATCCATACAGCCTTCGTATGGATATGAACGCGCTTTCCTGAAGCCTACTGATTGGGTTAATACATCGAGTATTTCATCTGATGAGTTTTTCCGCACTCCATTAACCCAATATGTCGATGAGGCAGGATTCTGGTATGCCTCCCTTGATTCTCTTTATGTCAGGTATGTCTCCAATGATGTGAACTATGGCATGAATTACAGCTTATGGCCGGATTCATTTAGAGAATTTGTTGCTGCGCATTTAGCCAGTCGTATCGTCATCAAGTTATCAAATAGCGAAGCAGAACGAAATAACATTCATGCCTTACGCAAAGAACTATTGAAAAACGCCAAATCACGTTGTGCGATGGCGGAATCAACTAAATTTCCAGCGCAAGGAAACTGGACAAAATCGCGTATGCGTGGTGGTGGTCGTCGTGGTGACGGTGGTAACAACAACACGAGCGGAAATCTAATCGGATGAGATATCTAAAATCTCTTTACGCCTTTAATCGTGGACTTATTTCACGTCTTGGGTTGGCACGTATTGACATAAAGCGTGCCGCCTTGTCTGCTGAAATAATGAACAATTGGATACCGCGTGTATTGGGATCGATGACAATACGACCTGGTATGCAATATCTAGGCAGAATATTTAATCCTGCTAGGTTTCTACCTTTCGTTTTTTCCAGCACAGATACAGCATTAATCGAATTAACAGCAACACAAATGCGAGCGTGGGTTAATGATCAGGTTGTCACTCGTGTTGCTGTTAGTACTGCTGTAACAAACGGTAATTTCACTAGTGATATTACAGGCTGGACAGATAGCGATGAGACAGGTGCAACATCTTCATGGAATGCTGCTGGTTATATGGAGCTTGTTGGAGATGGGTCATCCGCTGCAATTAGAGATCAGCAAATAACTGTAGCTGGAGGCGATCTTAATAAAGAACATGCCATTCGCATTGTAATTGCACGTGGGCCAGTACATTTTTCTGTAGGAACAACATTAGGTGGTACGGATTATATTAATGAAACTGTGTTACAGGAAGGAACGCATTCATTAACAGTTACACCAACAGGAAATTTTTATATCCGTTTTCTTAGCCGACAAATCCCAAAAGTGTGGATAGATTCCTGCAATATTGAATCTTCTGGTGCTATGACACTACCAACGCCTTGGCTTGATGCTGATTTAAATAATGTGCGCGTAGAAGAATCTGCGGATGTGTTATTTATAGCTTGTGCTGGGTATCAACAAAGACGCATTGAGCGACGTTCTACTAACTCATGGTCTGTTGTTAAATACATTACCGGAGATGGCCCATTTAATGTCGAGAATGTCGGCCCCATTACATTAAGCACGAATGATATTCAAGGCAATATCACTGTGACTGCGTCGTCTAATTTGTTTCATGCGACACAAGTAGGTGCTTTGTTTTCGATTGGGTCATCAGGACAAAAAGTTACAGTAAGTATTTCAGGCCCAAATGTTTTTACGGGGCCAATTAGAATTATTGGGGTTGGCACTGCGCGCAATTTCTCAGTTGTGGTAACTAATGTCAACGCAAACATTAAAACTATCAGCAATGTTGCATTGACTTCAAACGTGGCGACCATCACCACAACAGTGGCACATAATTATTCTGTTGGTCAAACAGTAACAGTTGCGGCCACAACTCATACAGAATTCAATGGCGTATTTGTTATTACTGGCACACCACTTACAACAACTTTTACTTATGCGTTAGTGCATGCAAATGTAGGATCAACAGCAGATACAGGATCAGTAACCGCAACAGAAACAATTACTCTTCAACAGTCAATTGGTGCAGTTGGTGCGTGGACTGATGCAAAAACTTGGACTGCGAATACGACTGAAACATATAACGATACATTAGACAATCAGATCATATATTATCGTATCGGAATTAAACCATTGCAGTATGGATCAAGCACGACAGTATGCACCTTGTCGTATGCTTCAGGAACAATTACAGGCGTTGTCAGAATAACTGATTATACAAATCCAACAACGGTTGGTGCTGAGGTTGTGACGGCTTTGGGAAATACCACTGCAACATCGGTATGGGCTGAGGGGCAATGGTCTGATTATCGAGGCTGGCCATCTTCTGTTGCATTATTTGAGGGGCGTCTTTGGTGGTCTGGCAAGGCTGGCGTATGGGGTTCTATATCAGATGCGTATGATGGATTTGATTCTAATTTTCTTGGCGATGCCGCTCCAATAAATAGGACTATTGGCTCTGGTCCTGTTGATACCATCAATTGGATTTTGCCGCTTCAACGTTTATTGTTGGGTGGACCTGCTGCGGAATTTTCGTGCAGATCAAGTTCATTGGATGAACCACTCACAGTAACAAATTTTAATATTAAGAAAGCATCAACACAAGGTTCGTCCAATGTTTCTGCGGTTTCTGTCGATTTAACAGGAATATTTGTCCAGCGTGGCGGCTCGCGTGTTTATATGCTGGAATTTAATAATAATGCCGTTAACTATGAATACAGCGCAACACATTTAACTGAAATGATTCCTGAGATAGGAACCAGTTCTATTATAAGGATTGCCGTACAACGACAACCTGATACTCGTTTGCATTGCGTCCGATCTGACGGAACCGTAGCATTGATGATTTTTGATAAAACAGAAAATGTAAATTGCTGGTCTACCATTAACACAGATGGATTAATCGAAGATGTCGTGGTCATGCCGAGCGCATTGGGCGAAATGGACGACCATGTCTATTATGTGGTCAACCGTACTATCAACGGTGTTTCAAAGCGTTATTTAGAGAAGTTGGCACAGCAAGTAGATTGCCAAGGAGACCAATCTTTATGTAATCTTGCTGATGCATTCATAACTTATGTTGGAACGCCAACAACCACTATCACAGGATTGTCTCATCTTGAGGGGAAAAGTGTTGTTGTATGGGCTGATGGGGCAGATGTTGGCACAGATGAATCTACCTCACCATATGGTCAACTCTATACAGTGTCAGGCGGGCAGATTACTCTAGCTGTTGTGGCTACTAATGTAGTCGTCGGCCTACCTTATACAGCGCAGTTTAAAAGCGCCAAGTTAGGAGAATCAACAGCTGGAAGTTCTCCATTAAATCAACAAAAGAAAATCAATCACATTGGTTTGGTTTTGGCCAACACACATACCAAAGGTTTGCAATACGGTCAAGATTTTACTGTTATGGATAATTTGCCTGAGGTCGAATCAGGTAAATCGGTAACACCTGGTGTTAGGTCTGACTACGATGAAGATTTAATCGAATTCCCGGGACTATGGGACACTGATTTGAGATTATGCCTACTGGCACAAGCGCCCCGTCCATGTACCGTATTGGCGGCCACAATTGCCATTGAAGCGAATGATTAAGGAGACATAATGGCAAATGCTATCCCAGCCGTAATATCGATTGTTGGCAATGTATTCGACGCAAAAGGCAAAAATGACGCAGCTGATGCAGAAGCCGCACGCGGACAAAGGGCTCAGAATGAAGCAAATTACGAAGCCGATCAATTAAATATCAATGCAGGTCAAGCACAAGCAGCTGCACAACGACAGGCTGAACAGGTTGGTAGGCAATCTGATATATTGCAATCACGTGCATTGGCATTGGCCGCAGCCGGTGGAGGTGGCGTGTCAGACCCATCTATTGTC